TCACCGACCCGCGGCTCGATCTGCGCCGCATCGGGTTTGCCAAACCGGAGAAGTTCTGCCGATGCACGAATATGCTGCACACTTGCGACAAGACGATCGCGGACCCGCTCGGGCAGTTCTACCGCTGGTGGGGCAGTTCTCGCGCCGCTGTCTGACCTGGTGGCTGCAGCACGGCATCGGCTACTACCCGGTTGAGGCCGGGCACGCGCCCTACGATCAAGACTATTTCGACAGCTTCGATCGCAACGCCCAGACCGAGCTGGGTCGCGCGCTGATGCAGGCGCGGGTCAACTTCGTCGAGCGGCATTATCGCGGCACCCTGATCGATGTCGGCATCGGCTCGGGCGCCTTTGTCGAACTGCGCAATCAGCGCGGGCGCTCGACCTACGGCTACGATGTCAATCCGGCCGGCCTCGCCTGGCTCGAGCAACGGATGCTGCTGGTCGATCCGCATCTGGTCTCGTTCGATGCGGTGACGCTGTGGGACGTGCTCGAACACATCCCAGACTTTCAGTCGCTGCTCGCCAACGTGCGCGAATGGGTCTTCCTCTCGCTGCCGATCTTCCGCGACGCCGAGCACGCGCTGAGGTCGAAGCATTTCAAGCCGGAGGAGCATTATTGGTTTTTTTCGCGTGATGGACTTGTGTTTGCAATGGACCTTTGTGGATTTGCGTTAGTATCCGAAAACACGATGGAAACTGATCTGGGTCGTGAAGATATCGGAACATTCGCTTTCAGGAGAAAAGTATGATCGAAGAGCGATGGCAAACTATAAGTGTCAATGACGCCTATGAAGTTTCCAATCTTGGGAGAGTGCGCCGTATAGAGTCTGGTCGCATCTTGATGTCTCAGCCGCGACGTAATGGCTACATCAGCGTTTCGCTTGTGATGCGGGATGGTTGCCAGAAAAGATTTTATGTTCATCGGTTGGTCGCCATTGAATTCTGTGGCGGCATTCCCCCTGGAATGGAAGTCAATCATCTTAACTTTTGCAGGCATGACAACAGAGCCGAAAATTTGGAGGTTGTGACGCGCTTGCAAAATACGGCGCATTCCAAGCGCGCTGGAAAATTTGTTGATATTGGAAAAAACTCTCCGCGAGGGGAACAGAGTCCTCATTCCAAATTAACGCTGGATGATGTTCTGACAATTAGGAAATTGTCGGAGCAAGGTGTGCGCCGCAGGATGCTGGCAGAACAATTCAGCGTATCGAAGCAGCAAATTAAGAACGTTGTTTTGCGCAGAAGTTGGGCTGACGCATGGCCAGCCTGATCAATCGCATCCAGCGCGCCATGCTCGGCAGCGCGGGCGCGGAGAAAGTCCGCGTGATGTTGGTCGAGCTTGCAATTCCGGCGGGTGGCTCGGGAGGCAATATGCGTGAGGTTCGGCGTGGTTTTCTGCGGCCTATATCCGACGAAGCAATCCTGCGGGATGCGCTTGCCAATATCGGTCTGAGCGGCAGCGGCGGCGGCGGTACACAAGCCCTGTCGCGCATTCGCACAGCCATCCTGCATAATCTGCGCGACAGCGAGGTCACACTGCGCGAGGGGCTCAACGGCTTGCTGACATCGAGCGATTTGGGCGGTGGCAGCGGTGGCGGTGAAACACCCGCTTGGGTGCCCACAGACGCTGCGATCCACATCGACTTTCTCGGCAACCGCGCGTGGAGCAATGGAACTGGGGTCGGTATCGATACACTGCTGGGCTCGGATAGCGAGAACGGCTTCACCTACGACGCGGCGAAAATTACTGCTGGTGTTGGCTACAAGGATGATTCCGGCGCGGACTACCCAGCATTCATCGGGGCCTCGTTCGCGCTAATGAATGCTGGCTCGACCTTGGTGCTCGCGGTCGTGATGCAGGACGACGACCAGATCAAATTGGAGTTAGGAACTTCCGATTTTAATCACTCAGTTGATTTGCAAGCGGATCAGGCCGCGGGGGTTTCGGTCACCAAGATTATCGGTTTCGTTTTTCCTGACAGTTTCCCGAGTGAGACGGACGAGGTCTCGAATGCTTCCGGCATCATAAAATGCGCTGCGAATTTGAAAGCGGTTGATTTTGCGTTTTCGATGAACGGCAGAACCGCCATTAGCCTTTCACAGGCGGACGCTTGGGTGCCGTTTGATTATATTGGTTTTTACGTTCGCGGCGCTCCAGTTCTGCAATCCATCACTCTCTACGACCCGCTGCCCGACACGACCGGCCTCTCCGAGTTGTCTGAGATCACATGACCATCGACTTCAGCGCGGACCTCTACGACCCGGTCTATGCCGTGATCGGCGTACCGGCTACGCTGAGCGCGGGAACGGCGGGCGAGATCGCGCTGACCGTGATCGACAAGACCCGATCGAAGACGCAGACAAGCGGCGGCATGGAGACAAGCAGCGTCGGCCCCGGCGCCTATGCTCGCATCCCCGAACTTGCCGCGAATGGAATTGCGGTCGGTGAATGCATCGGTGCCGTGCTGACGTTCAATGGCCGAAGCTGGATCGTGCGCGAAGCGCCGGTGCAGGGCAGCCCGAACGGCGAAGACCTCGGCGAGGTGCGGTTCCTGCTGATGAAGGCCGCCGGGTGATGGTCGATGTTCGCGAGGACATCTTGGCGCGGTTGCTGGTGGTGGTCGCCACCATCCCGAATATCCGTTCGGCCTATCGCAACAATCTCAATATTGATGAGACCGAATTGCCGGCCGTGATCGTGCTCGATGGTGACGAAGAAACCAACGACGCCACCGACCTGTCGATGCGCCCGGCGCATCGGCCGACCGTCGTCCAGTTCATGCCCGAGATCATCATCGCGGATCAGGCCGATCTGGTCGGGTCTAATCTCAGCGTCATGCGGCGCGAGCTGATCAAACGGGTGCTGTTCGATACCGAACTCAACGACCAGATTGTCAAGACCGGGCGGAACGGCAACGGCGCGATCCGCTACCTCGGATGCCAGACCGATGTCGGCTGGATGCGTTCGCTACACGGGGCGCTGAAGGCACAATTCTTGTTCAAGTACTCAATGCGGCCAGAGGAACTCTAGAAGGAGAAAGGTAACTGCCATGCCCACGTCACCCAACGTCAACAACTATCACATCGGCAAAGGTATCGTTTCGTTCAAGGAAGCCGGCGGCTCGACCTTCACCGACCTCGGCAATGCGCCGTCGTTTGTTTACACGCCGGAGGTCGAGAAGAAGGAGCACTTCTCCTCGCGCGAAGGTATCAAGACCAAAGACTTCACCGCTATCACCCAGGCCGGCGCCACGATCAAGATGACGCTCGATGAGATTACCGGCAATAATCTGGCCTTCTTTGCGCTCGCCGAGCAAGGCACTGACACCGATGGCAACATGACGTTGTCCGGCCTGTCGAAGACCGAATTCACCGGCGAAATCAAAGTAGTCGGCACCAACGACATAGGCCAGCAGGTCGACTTCCTCGCCACTGTCTCGTTCGTCCCGTCCGGTGATTTCAGTTTCATTACCGATGACGATGACTTCACGGTGATCGAGATCGAGGCCGAGGTGCAGAAGGATGCCAACGGCTTCTTCGGCGTCTGGACAATCCGCGATGAGACCCCATCGGCATAGGAGGACGTATGGCAGACCTTCTGGATATTGCGCCATCGACTGCCGTCGAGGTCGTCAAGATCGGTGAGCATCGGGTCAAGGTGCATGGCATTTCCGTTGATGCCATCGCATCTATTGTCGCACGGTTTCCGGGGTTGAGAACTCTCGCCAGCGGTGATGTTGGTGGCGATATCGTTCTGCGTCTGATTCAAGCCTGCGGCGTGGCTGCTGGTCCTATCATCGCAGCCGGATGTGGGCATCTCGGCGATGAAGAATACGAACGTCTTGGCGCCAAGCTCTTGCCCGAGCAGCAGCTCAAATTTTTGCGAGCAATCTTCGGGCTAACGTTCCCAAACGGGATCGGCTCCTTCGTTCAGGAACTGACGAGCCTGATCGGCGGGGCCAGCGAAGAGCCAAAGGTCATCAAGGTGCGCTTGAAGAAATCGCCGTTGCCATCACAGCCATCATCCGACGAGGCTTCTCACCCGACTATGCAATGACGCTGACGCCGCGGCAGATCACAGCGTATCTTGAATTCAGTCACAAGCTTGACCGCATCGATCGAGGTTACGCACTGATGATCGCTGCTATCGGCGCGCAGGGCGACAGCAAGGGGATTGAGAAGATGCGCAAGGAATTGGCGGAATGAAGTTCGAGCTTAAGGCCGACGCACCGGCCTTCGTCAAGATGATCAGTGACAAGCAGCGAGCAGTGGCCACGGCGGCGATTGCGGCTTTGCGCGAGACGGCCGCCAATGCGGTGCAGGAAGGGCGCGAGAATATTGCGGGCGCCGGCCGGTTCGGGCCGAAGTGGCAGCAGGGTTTGCAATACCGGACCAAGGACGCAGTCGAAGACGGCGAGCCATCGCTGGAAGCCACGGCCATCATCTTCCACAAGTTCGGGTTTGCCGGCGTGTTCGAGCACGGCGCCACCATCGCTGGCAAGCCGCTGCTGTGGATACCGACCCAAGAAGGAGGACCGCGTGCTAGCCGATCGGGCAAGAAGCTTACCTCGGCAACTGTTCGTGGTCAGCCGATGCTGTTCGATGCCAATGATAAAGACCGCGACCGCAAGCCACTCTATATCGGGGTGCCGTCGGTTCGCATCGAGAAGAGGTTCCGCATAGGCGAGATCGTCAAGGAACACGCGGCGAAGTTAGCCGGGCTGTTCAGCAAGCATTTCAAGGACACGTGACACGCCATGGCAGACAAAATTTCGGTCGAGATTGGGCTTGAAGGCGGCGATGATGTCCGCAAGACGCTCGAGGAGATTGTCGGCGGCGTCGATGGTCTCAAGAGCGCGGCAGAAGAGCTGGGTCAAGTTGATGCGAAGCTGGATGTCAAGGCTGAAGGTGCCGATGAGACCAAGACCGCCATCGACGAGGTCAAGGTTGCGGCAGAAGAGCTGAACCAAGTCGATGCCACGGTGAAAGTCGGGGTTGAGGGTGCCGACGAGGCCAAGGCCGCCCTCGATGGCGTGGCCGGGAGTGCAGGCGAAGCAAAGGGCCTACTCGATCCGCTGTCCCAGACAGCAACCATCATCGGCGCGGGCTTCGACGGTCTGTCGCTGGCGGCCACACGGGCGTCGGGACAGATGGATTCGCTTGGTGTTGCCGTCACTAGAATGGGCGCCCGAATGACGCGGTCGCTCGGGCCGTTGGGCATTCTTGCCCGTTCATTAGGTACGATCGGGATTGCAGTCGGTGTTGCGGCCGGAGCCCTCTTGAAGTTCGGAGATAGCTCGGCCGATGCACTCAACAAGCTCACTGCATCATCGGCAAGCCTGGATTTAACCGCCCAGAATTTTGACAAGTTACAGAAAGCTCTCGCGCAAGCTGGCGTATCGCAAGATGCGATCCTTCCCGGTTTGCAGAAGCTGAAGCAAACGCTATCCGAGGACTTTTTTCCGACTGATGTCATCACGGGATTGCAGCGTTTCATTGCTCAGTTGGAGCGCATGCCGGATGGCGCCGAGCGAACTAATCTGGCGATGCAGAAACTGGGCGATGCGCTTGGCGCCCAAGTGATTGCGGGCCTGCAAACAGGAACAATAACCGCACAAAACCTCGCGACCGCCCTTGGCTTGATTACGCCGGCGACACAACAACAAATAGTCGAGGCGGCCAAGTATCAGCAGACACTTAATCAACTCAGCAATACGTGGACCGAATTCAAGGCCACGGTCGCGGCACCGCTGGCAACGCCAATCTTCCAGGTCATGATTGCGGAAGTACAAAACCTGCAGTCCAGTTTCAACGGACTGAAGGGCGCTTTCCAGGAATTGAAGGGATTGTTGACGCAAGAGTTCAGCATAACCTCGTTAAAAACGGCGGCGACCGATGTGCTAGCATTAGGTAATGCTTTAAAGAGTCTTACTATTTCGGGCAAGGTTTCGCAGATTCTTCAGAGTATTTTCGGTGACGCGAAGAAAGCAACGCAAGCGGTCCAGGAAACCGGGCAGGCGGGGCAGCAGGCTGCGCAGGGGCTTCTTCAGTTGCAAACAAATCCATTCACCGGGATGGCTGAGGTTATCAACACAACCAATCAGGCACTCCAGCAAACCGGGCAATCAGCGCAGCAGGCTGGACAGGAGGGCGCGCAGGCGGGGCAGCAGGCTGCGCAGGGGTACACCTCATATGAGGCGATTCTCGGAAGGATACAGCAACAGAACCAGCAGCTGGCAGCTACCCCACCGCCGCCCACGCCGACACCTGACCCGAACGCTGTCAGCGTATGGCAGACGATCAAGCAGGGTGTGATCGATGCCGCAACGGCGGTCAGCGATTTTGCCGTTAAGATCGGCACCATCACCTGGGATGCAATCTCCGGCGCGGGCATCACGGCATGGAATGCGCTGACCGGCGCGATCCAAACTGCCATCGACACGGTGTCGGAATTCATCGCCAAGATGTTGCAGGCCATCGGGCTGCAATCAAGTGGCGGCGGCAAAGTGGCACCGGCAAAGGCGGATGGAGGTCAATTCGCCCGCGGTGGTCTGCTTCGCGGCCGTGGCACCGGCACCTCGGACAGCAATCTCGCCTGGCTGTCGCGCGGCGAATACATCATGCCCGCGCGCGCAGTGCGGCAACCGGGGGTTCTCTCTTTCCTCGAAGCTATGCGGCGGTCGGGCGGAATCCCCGGCTATGCTGGAGGAGGAACCGTCGGCGATCCCGTCAGTGCTGCCGGCTCTATTTCCGGTATATTACTTGATGCAGATAAGGAACTCACCAGGGCGTTCAATGCGATCAATAATGCGATGATTACGCTGCATAGCTCGCTTGATGGGGCTTTTAAGACAGTCGATAACAGTATGCTGGGCGTGCAGAATATAATCGATTCAGTCCAACGCACGTTAAAGACATTATATAGAACATCAAAAGAGCCGGCTTTTGTAGCCAGTGGCGGTCTGCTCGGCGGTCGCGGCACGGGCACCTCCGACAGTAATCTGGCCTGGGTCTCGCGTGGCGAGCACATCATGCCGGCACGGGCCGTCAGTCAACCGGGCGTACTCGCGTTCCTCGAGGCGCTGCGGCGATCGGGCGGCAATCTCAGCCGGGTGCTGGACGGCATGGGGCAGTTTGCGCTGGGTGGTATGGTCCCTCGTGCGATGCCGACCTTTGCCAGTGGCGGGCTCGCCGGTGGCATGAGCAACGTCACCATCCAGTTCCCCGGCCTACCGGCGATCGGCGGCCTGCGCGCATCCTCCGATGTTGTCGATCAACTGCATCGGGCAGCGGCGCTGGCGCAAGTCCGCTCTGGTGGCCGCAAGCCGAGCCGGTATTCCTGATGCCTCCTGCCTATACCCTGCTCTCGATCGACGGCATCGACTTCTCGCAATACGCCGTGCGCGGCATCACCATGACGCTTGAGCCGATCGAGCAGGCCAAGAACGTGGCGCGCGACTGCCGCGGCGGCCTGGTCGACATTTCGCTGGAGCAGTTCCGCCAGCACAAAGTTTCAATCACCTGCACCGACCATGAGGCACCCGAACTAACCGATGTGTGGCCGGGCCAGGATGTCACCATCACTTGCATTGGTGGTCTTGGCGCCGGCAACCAAAGCGATGGCCAATTGATCATCCTCGCCAAGGTCACGACCTGGAACACCTCGCGCGACGAATGGGCGGCCGAGGTGGCGTGGCAGCTCGAGGCCGAGCAGCGGACGCCATAAGCAATGCCGGCAGGTCTTCCATATTTTGCCTGGGTCGATGCCGGCGAGACCACGTTCGGTTCCGAGCATCTGCGCTGGGATGAGAGCATCTTTTCGTTTGAGCTGAAGCAGGAGGAGGGTGACCCGGCGAGCCTGACGGTCAAAGTCCGTCGGCCGACATGCACAGCCACCGGCGACGCGATCGGCCTGCTCGGTCCCGGCCGCAAGATATGGTGCTGGTTTGCGCTCGACTGCGGGCCTGCGCTGATCAAATTTCGCGGTCGCCTCGTCGGCATCCCGACCAGCATCTTCGAGGAGTTGGTAACGCTGGAGTTCGTGGCGCGGCCGTTCGATGTCGTGGCGCAAAAGGAGGCCCTCGCCGATACTCTCCGCGTGCTGCCGTACTACGATCCGATCATGCTCGACAAGGAGCGACGCAAAGACCCTGATGTCGTGCTCGAGGGTTACACCAAGGTCTGGCATTACGACCGCGAAACCCATGTGCTCACCGTCTCGGATGAAATCACCGGCGAGGATGGCTTGGTTGAATTCGATGGCGCAAGCGAAGGCGGCAAGGTGTTCTGGGACGGCCTCGGCCTGACGCTGGCAAGCGGGCCGCTGTCCCGTGTCGACATCAGCGCCGAATTCACCTGGTCCCAGCAAGCGCGCGGGACGGTCGATCTGACAAACTATTTGATCTCGCATTGGCCGAGATTGCCGGAACAAGCGGCCGGCACGATTCGATCATTGAACGCCAGTGACTGGCCCAAGCACGGCACAGGCATCGGCGACGGCTGGGAGGTTGCGGAATCAACCGCCCAGGACATGTCCGACATGTCGACCCACACCGAGAGTGCGCACAGCAAAATCGAACTCATTGAGTCTGATGGCAGCACCTCGTCGTCTGAATGGTCGGCCACGCAAACCACGACCAACGCGCGCGACACCACAAGCTTCGGCAGCATCGTCACCAATGATTCATATAGCGCAACGCATGACGTGGACCCTGACGGTGGGGGCAGCACCTCGAGCAGCCGCAGCCATTCGGAGTCTTTCGCCCTGGTCGCGGTGCAATCCATCAAGGCGACTCTGGTGGCGGGCTACAGCGCAGAGCGGCAATGTACTGAGAAGGTATCGCTGACATTGTTCGCTGACGTGCAGCCGATCTTGACCGACCCCGAGGATGGCGAGGCATTGCGGATCGATGATATCCGTTCAGTCAATCTGAGCGATCCAGAGGAAGGGACGCCGATCGGTGATCCGCGGCGACGATCCTACATCGCGACCGAGCGCGGCAACCGAAGCCTCGAGCATCTGATTGCGCTGGCGCGTACAAATCTGATGAAGCGGGCGCGGGCGGTGGAAATCACGTTCGCACCCAAGCTGTCGCGCATGCCGGAAGTGACGCTGCGCAAAAGTGCATTCCTGGCCGAGCCTCGGGTCGGCGAGGCGCTGGGCAAGATCATCGCCTATTCGATCGCGCTTGATGGTGAGGATGGCAAGCCAAATTGCCAGATACGCATGGCATGCACCATCGGCTACGGCGGCCTGGCGGTGGCAGACGACGGATTGCCGACCTATTGCAGCACTGATTATGTCGGCTTCGATTACCAGCAATTCGTCGGACGAACGGTCCTGGTGGATGCATTCCTCGATTCGTCGGTCGGCTATCAGCCGCCGGACGCCTCGCCCAATGATGACGGTATCGACTTCCTGTCTGCGCTCACGGCGGATGATGTGATCGACGTGGGACTTGTCGTCGAGCACGGGCCGGACCCGACCAAGGAGGAGGAAGAGCAGGTTCCGAACAATGCGAAAAACACGTCGGACGATGAGGTCCAGCAACAGACCGAGGCGCGAAGCGAATACATCAAGGAATTTATACTTCCGCAATATGAGACCCGCGCCAAATTCAAGCTCAAGAGCATGACGCGCGAATTCTCGACCGATTACGAACTGCAGGTTACCGATCTGAAAATCCCGACCGGCTATGATCTGGAGGCGGTATGCGATGAGCCTTGAAATTGTTGTCCGACCGGTTGTTTTCCCAAACATTCGGCCGGCACCGGCGCGGTCGCTGCCGCCCGTGGACGATCCCGACAAGGGCTTTGCAGTGATCCACGGCAATGGTGGCAAGCAGATTGATTTAACAAGTAGTTGGAGCTCCAGCGCGTCGCAGAACAAGAGACAAGAAACCCAGCGCCGCGTGGACGAGGTGCGCGTTTATCAGAAGGAAGATAACGGTACCGTCAACAAGGAAAATTTTGTCGATCTCGATGTTGTCAATAAGCTTTGGATGGAAGGTGCACCCAAAGATTTCGTTGGTTTCAATGGTGATGATCGGGTGGCTACATATCCGGGAAGAGGTTTCACCGGGGATGACATCGTGCCGAAATCGAAGGGCGGGACAACTAAGGAAACGACGATCAGCTGGTACAGGCCAGCCAAGGAAGCGGACAACATTGAAATCAAGAAAAAGGACAAAATCTTAAAGTCGCATTATGACATTTGAGGAATGGTGCCAGCACAACAGTTTTCGCGCCGGCGCCTATGAATACCTGCTCGGCTTCCTGCCGCAATCAGGAATAAACGGATGACGATTGTTTATGTCACGACCGGGGCTTGGGGTACCGGGACCGGTGCGCCGAACAGTGCGGCGCAGGTCGATGGTAATTTCCATGATGTCGATCGGCGCATTGTAACCCTCAACGCCGACTTGGCCGAGGGCAAGCGCATCGACACCGTAACCTATACGTCGAGCAGCATGACGTTTCATTTCACCGATGGAACGTCGCAAGTCATTCCGCTGCCGGTCGTGCAGATGCAATATGTTGGCGCCTGGGTGAATGATGCGCCCTATGCGCCCGGCCATCTGTTCACAGCGGCCAATGGCTTCTGGCAGGTGCTCGTCAGCCATACGACGCCACCCTATCCGGCGCCGTTCGATCCCAATGCAACAGATGAAAGCACCGATCAGAATCCGCTTTATCAGCTATGGATGCCGCTCACCTATTTGAACTATGACGCCGCGATCTTCGTGCCCGGCAGCATCCAGCGTGTGCCCGACGAGCTGCTGTTTATGGGGATCAACAACAGGAGCATGCGGCTGGGTGCCGGCGATGAGCACGCCTATGCCTATCTCGATGTCGGCAACGATTCGACCGGGGCCACCGATGTTATCCTCTCGATTGAAAAGAACGGGACCGAGATCGGCACCATCACGTTTTCTGCCGGCGGTGATATTGACACCAGTGGCGGACAGGCGGGCACGTTCAATCTTCCTACCGACACCGACTTTGCCGAGGGCGACCACTACACACTGCGCGTCACGCAATCCGATAACGCGGAGCCGGCCGGCTTGTCGGTAACGTTGCCGTTCATCCGTACGGATATCTGATGGCGGACTTCGGGCCGGGGCTGGCGCTCGATTTTCTGCAACGGTTAACCAATGTCCACTGGGGCGGCGGCCTCGCTGTTGAGTTTGGCAAGAAGGCCGAGGACGCTCCGGGGTCGGGCAAGCCATCGGATAACGAGGACGAATGAGCTACCTGCAACTAACCGCAAATCCCATGGCCGACAGTGCCAAGGGCGTCATCTCATTCTGGTTCAGGTTTTCACAGGACGCGCTGGATGCGGCAACGGCTTATGGGGAAGCCTATACGTTCAAGGTGCATCCCGAGGAGCCGAAGATTTTGCAATGGACGATCCCGTTCATAACGTTCGGGCGCGTGGTCAGTGATGATGTCTGGGATTCCCAAAGCGTCAACGTCGGCGATCCATTCCCATGGTTTGTGCCATGGCCGGTTTTGGTCACCACGATGCCAGCCGAACCGTCGCACATCGGAGTCTCCGTCCAGGGCCTTCTGGTGAACAATGAATGGCAAGGAAGGGGCGAGGCCAGGATCAGAATCGTGTTCAAGATGGAAACCGAGGAGCAGGCCGAGGGCTACGTGACCAAGACCGATAAAGTCGTCTGGACTCCCGATCCCGCCGGTGGGCCGCCCCAACCTCAGACCTATGTCAGCGACATTTCGTATGTTCGCACCGGCCCTCCTGCAAAGTTCACGATCGATGCCAAGTTCACCCTCGCTCCCGACACGTGGCATCACATGCTGCTGTCATACGATTTCAGCGACGGTTGCACGGTGGCGGCGCTTCCCAATTATGCGGGAGCCCAGCCGGTCGGCGATACGACCTCGGCTTATGCCAAAATCTGGTATGCGGTCGACGACCAGCATCGCGGCGGCAAAGACGACATGGGGGACTACTGGGTCGAGAAGGACGACAATGGCATCATCAGCGAAGCGGGATATGGCGCGATCGGCAGCTACAATCCAGCGCCGCCGCCGCCTAACCTGCACGGCAATATTCCGCCGCCATCCTATCAATGGGAGGGTTCGGTTCCGCTCAACAATGGTCCCGTGGGCATACCGGCCGCCGTTGAATACGTCGACACTGTTTACCATTGCGAGATGGCCGAGTTTCAGATGTGGACCGGCGTGACGCTGGACACCAGCATCGAGAGCAACCGGCGCGTCTTTGTCGATGCAACCGGCAAGCCGGTTCAGCCGAAAGGAACCGAGGCTGATCCCAGAGGTCCGGCGGAAAAGTTGCTGGGGAAGAAGCCCGAATTCATGCTGCATGGCAATAGCAACTGGCAGGAGGGTTACAACACGGGTTCGCTCGGCATCACGATCGACCCGGATGGCGACGTGACCGAGCATCCAGCGGGGCAATTCGTGCCGATCGCCAAGATCGAGAAGTACAAACCCGAGCCGCGGCTCACCGAAACGCCCACGGCCTGAACAATGCTTGTTTGCAATGTCAGCCTGCGCGCGCCACGCCGGACGATATCGGCGGACCTCGTCGAGGCCGTAGCGGCGGCGGATGCGACGGCGAGCGGCAATGTCGTGTTCGCCACGCTGGTCGACGACCCGGCATCGGTCGGCGAGATGGTCGACGCCTATGTAGGGCTCATCATGCTCGAGGCGGCCAGCGCCGCCGATGTCGTTGATGGCGACTTCGTCGGACTTTACACCGGGACCATCGCTGAAGCTGCAGCCGCTGCCGATACGCTGGACGGTGCGGTGCTGGACACCAGCGTCAAGCTGCTGCTTGGTTTCGAGGGCAGCAACGGCGCGACCGGCGCGCCTGGAATGACCGACGAGAGTTCGGCCGCTCACGGCACGGCAACCGCAAATGCCGGCGCGCAGATCAGCACCGCGCAATTCAAGTTCGGCGCGTCGTCGCTGTCGGTCAGTGGCGCTAATAATTCCTGCATCACGTTCCCGGATAGCGCGGACTGGGATTTTGGCCTCGGGCCATTCACGCTGGAAGGGTTCTTCCGTTTCACGGCCGCGCCCACCAACGCGCTGCTGGTCGCACAGTGGAGTGGCGGCTGGGCTTGGTGGTTTGAGAGTGGAAGAATTTATATCCGGCCAGGGCTCGGAACCGATGCGGTTCTGTACTCTTGGACCCCAACGCTCAATCAGTGGTACCACATCGCCATTGATCGCGAGGCCTCGCTGACCACGCGCCAGTATGTTGACGGCGCCATGGTGGCCAAGACCACAGGCTGGAATGCCAATCTAACCGGCTCGTCGGCCGTGTTGATGATCGGCAGCCTGACCCCCGGCGGCTTCGGCGGATTCAACATGACTGGGTTCATCGACGAGCTGCGCATCAGCAATGTCGCGCGCTATGCCAGCGATGCCGGCTTTACCGTACCGACTTCGGCGTTTCCGCGCTAATTCTGGGAGAACTTAAATGACTGAAGAACGCGCCGACGCGCGCGAATGCAATGACGCATCCGTGATCCGGGGTTCCGGTCTGGGAGAACAGGCACAAGCGCATGGCCGCTACGAAGTCGAATGCATCGGTGCCGATGGCAAACTAAAATGGCGCGACACCATCGAGAATGTGGTGGCGACTGTCGGCAAGAACCTGGCGCTGGATACGTTCCTCGCCGGCGCGGCCTACACCGTGACCGGGCCGTATATGGGGCTAATCTCGTCCACCTCCTATTCGGCGGTTGCGGCGGGCGACACCATGGCCTCGCATGCGGGCTGGCTCGAGGCCGGTGGCACCAATGCGCCGACCTACACCGGCAACCGCAAGACCGCGGTCTGGTCGGCGGCTGCCTCGGGTGCCAAGGCGCTGTCGGCGGCACTCTCGTTCGCCATCACCGGCACCGGCACCGTCAAGGGCGCGTTCCTCTGCTACGGCAGCGGCGCGCTCAACACCAAGGACAACACCGCCGGCACGCTGTGGTCGGCCGGCACGTTCTCGACCGGCGACAAGGCGGTCGTCAACGGCGACACGCTGAATGTTGCGTACTCGACAAGCCTTTGATATTCCACGGCAAAATTTTCCATGACGCCTAAACACTACGAGGCGCTGCCGTGGATCATCATCTTCATCACGGCGATGCTGGTGCTGGCGTTCCTGTCCTGGCTCGGCTGGGATAGTTGGTCCGATCTGCAAGCCAAAGCCGAAGCCTCCCCGCCGCTACAACACTCGGTCTATGACCGCAAGCTCAACCGGCTCGATCGGGCGGGGGTGGAGGCTGCCTATCGCAGCCGGGTGGCGCTGCTGTTCCAGAACTGGATGACCGACACCAACGAGGCGAGCGGCCAGCGCGCGATCCGCGGCCATCGCAACGCCCGCGACATCTACATCAAGGTGATGTCCGGAATTGATGCCCGCGATCCTCCGACCGAGGACGACTTGAAATGAGTGCCGAAGCACCCGAGTGGCTGCTGGTGATGCGGGCAATGAATGGCCTCACGGAGACGCCGGGCTCGGGTGACAATGCCAAAATCCTCGCCATGCGCGACCAGATCGCGAAGACCTATCCCGACATGGCGAGCTATTGCGCGCTGTATCAACATGATTCGACGCCGTGGTGTGGCCTGGCTGTGGCCTATGCGATGACCATGGGCGGCGTGCGGCCGGTGTTCGGGCCGACCGATACCGACCGCTGGATGTGGGCGCGGGCCTGGGACGATCTTGCTTGGGGCTATGAACTGACGACGCCGCGGCCCGGCTGCGTGGTGGTGATGGAGCGCGAGGGCGGCGGCCACGTCACCCTGTACGAGCGCACCGAGGGCAGCAACTACGTCTGCCGCGGCGGCAATCAATCCGACGCCGTCAATCAGGCCAGCTACCCGATCAGCAAGGTCGTCGCCCTGATGTGGCCGAAGGCGGATGGTCCACCGCCACCGGCGCCGCGGCGCAATCTGAAGAAGGGCGACAGCGGTCCCGACGTTGAGATGCTGCAGGCGGCGCTCGGCATCCCACCGGACGGCGAGTTCGGGGCGGTGACCGACGCCGGCGTCAAGGGCTTCCAATGTGCCTGTGGCCTCGAGGTCGATGGCGAGGTCGGGCCGATGACCTGGGAGAAGATCGACGCGCTGGTGCTGCGGATGGAGACCGGGAGCGACGGCCTCTCCGAGGAAACAAAGCGCGCCATCACCGAGCTGGCGCTCGAGCACCCGATCCAGAAGTTCGTCTGGGAAGACCGCGGCCGCTCGCCCTCAGGCTATATCGCCGGCATGGGTCAAGCGTATGCCCTGGCGCTGACGTGGTGGGTCGCGCGAGATCCGGCAGCGATCGAGATGGCACAGGCGGCAGGCGACGCCGACGAGGACGCGCTCGCCTGGTACGGCGCGGAGTTCGCCGAGCTCGGCATCAATGTTTCCGTGCCTGGCGTTGACACCTTGCGCGGGCTGTTCGCCCTGATGATCGGGCTCGGCATGCGGGAAAGCTCGGGCAAGTATTACGAAGGCCGCGACGTATCGGCGACCAACACCACATCGGACACCTGTGAGGCCGGGCTGTTCCAGATGAGCTGGAACATGAAGACGGCGAGCCCGAGCATGGGCAAGCTGCTCGAGGATTTCGTCACCGACCCGAACGGCTTCCTGCCGATCTTCTCCGAAGGGCTAACGCCGACCTCGGCCGGACTGCAGAACTTCGGGTCCGGCCAGGGTGCAGTGTTCCAGTGGCTGGCGAAATACTCGCCGGCCTTTGCGGTAATGACCGCGGCGATCGGCTTGCGCACGCGCCGCAAGCACTGGGGACCGATCAACCGGCGCGAGGTCGAGCTGGTGGCCGAGGCCGCCGACTATCTGGCACAGGTGGAGGAGCTGATCGCCGAAGGGCCGTCGCCGGAACCCGAACCCGAGCCACCGCCCGAGCAGGAGGAAGCCCTCGTCGACATCGTGTTCGCCGGCCCGGTGCGGGTGACCGTCAACGGCGTGGAAGTGACATGAAGATGGCTCCGCCGGTGGAAGTGGGTCCACCACCAACGGAGCCTATCGGCCAGGTTCGACGGGTGTTCGGGCCTAGCCAATAACAACGCTAATCTTTCAGCGGAAGCCCTGATCCGCAAGCCTCGGTGACCTCCTCGCCGGGGCTTTTTTTGTGGCGCGGTCGGTCAGGGTGGTTTTCATGGTTTTTAGTTGATCCGCATGGCAAATCCGGCCTTCACGTCCACCAAGTATATGTAGCCCATGCATTGGCCGTAGATCGTGCCATCGGAACGTCGAGCGATTTCTGGCGAACCCCCGCACAACCCTGGAAACTGCTTGCTAAGAATCATTTGCGCGATTTGTTTCTGAAATGCTGGAGAGTTGCGGATACTTTCCAATTCTATTTCGTTTGTTTGTTTCTCAAGCTGAGCCCGCTGAGCCCGCTCTGTCCGCAACTTGGCCTGCTCTGCCTGAAATTCTGGATTCTGGTTTCTGATCATAAGCGCGAGTATGAACATCGCCGGCAGCAAAACACACAGCGCAATTCCAAAAGCAAACTTGGACATTCGAAAATCTCCTGGGTGGCAAAGACCGCCATTTCAGCATAGTCAAATCAGTGGGGCTTGTTGCTTTACGCCAAACATTTGTTTTTGGACGCCATCACGCGTCCCTGACGACGCAGCGCGGCATCAGCACGTCGGTGCCATTGAATGGGTTGATGTAAATCACCGGCGCGGTCGCGGCGGCGCGTGGGTACACCAGGAACATCGCCACGCCCGGAAGGGTTAGGAGGGCAATGGTCGCAGCGCAGAGTAGGAGTTGCTTCATTTCTGGTTCACGGCTTGTCGCCCAGCTCGCGATATTCGCGGCCGTCGATTTGCTTGTTCGGGTACTCTGGATCAATCGCGATCTGCGTATGCTGCGGCCCTTTGATCGCCACGATGATGGCAGCGCCGACGGTCCACCAGAACAGCAGGATCGGCGCGAGCATGGCCAGCGCAACAACACCGTACAATAAACTCTCAGTATGACTTTTCATTTTCGTTCTCGGTCATTTTGCTTCTTCCTATGTGGGTTACGGCAGGAATAATTTTGCAAGGATGGCCAATGAGAATGCGAGATTGAGACCGACCATACCCTTGAGCACCGCAAGGTCAGTCCGCATTCCCGAAATAGCATCCTTGAATTCGGCAACCTCTTCCGCTGCTGCAATGGCCTTGTCGTCAGGCACGTCGACTGCGCGCAATGCCGCGTAAAGTCTTCCCATCATCAGAGCCATTCGGTTATCTCCTTGACGGGTTACATGATAACATCTATTCTGGGTCCGTCAATAGGTGATAACAACTATTTTCATGGGCCGGAAACAGATCAATCAAGAGCAGACGGTGGCCCGGTTTCCGGCTGGAACCCTGGCTAGGATCGACGCCGTCCTGAAAGATACCGAGAGATTGGCCGACTTCCTGCGCAGGGCGGTCGAGCGCGAGCTGGCCCGGAGGGAGCGCGAGCACAGGTGATTTGATCCAGA